TTTATAATGCTTCTTTAAATCTTAATGCAGGTGATTTGATTCATCTGTATTCCAGTTACACATCAGGATCTCCTTCAAATGTTGCTCATGATATAACATGTCAACTTGATTTATTCTAAATTCAAATCATGATAAATTTGGTAAATTAGATTTCTTGTAAGATAACAACATGGCTTCTTTCAAATATGTGAAAATTGGAGACGGATCTACTCCCTGGTCCGATTTGCCATATGTAGCAGGGTTTCCCGGACCACTAGGTCCTACCGGATACACAGGACCTACTGGTTACACCGGGTACACCGGGTACACAGGCGCTACAGGCGCTACGGGAAGTACAGGAGCTACAGGCCCAACTGGCTATACAGGTTACACTGGATACACAGGCTACACAGGACCTACTGGACCAGGAATAACAGGACCTACAGGTTACACTGGTTATACAGGTTATACAGGTTACACAGGACCTACAGGACCTACGGGACCAGGTATATCATATGCAGGAACTACAGGAGCTGTAATGTTCTATAATGGATCAGGAATTACAGGAACTTACAGTTTAACGTATAACCCTTCAACTTCCCAACTTGGGTTTAATGCTTTAGTAACACCTTCTTCTTCCAACTTTTTGATTAGTTCTACTGTAAATAATATTGGTTCAAAATCAGGTTCTATCGTTGCATGGATTGATTGTTTGTATGGAAGTGTAAACGCTAATTCATTTACTGATAGAGCAAGTGTTACATGGAGTAAAAATGGAACTCCAACATTTGGAACATATTCTGTAAACGGTACATCAGTACTTGGATTATCAGCTAACAATTATATTACCGGAACATTAAATTTAACAGATCATCCTGTTGGTTATTTTGGAGTATACTTGTTTCCTAATGGAATTGCCAATTCAGGTCCATCTATTAATTTAATTACCGGACCTGCGAGTGGACAATATGATGTAAATTGGGGATTTTATGATGGTAAATTCGGGGGAAGTTGGTACGCTCATACTACAATAAATAGCGAATTTTTAGGTTCTGGTTCCACTTATAACATAGTAAGTTCATCTACTGCAGCTCGTATGTTGGTTGGGTTTAATTCTGCAACTTCAACAACTCCTACATCTACTACAGTTGGTAATACGGTTAATGTTGATGGAAAAGTAACTACTCTGACAACTAACTTAACATCTGCAGGTGATTATACTGGATCAGTTTCTGTAACCCTAGGAAGTAGTGTTTCCCCATATGTTTTGGGTATTGCCGAATTAATCGTTTATACTACTGAACTTACGACTGCACAGGTGCAAACAATAGAAGGATACTTAGCATGGAAATGGGGAATACAAGGGAACTTACCAAGCAATCACCCTTATTATAGCACAAATCCAGTAGGAGTTGCATCATTAACTAATTTTGGAGATATAGGACTTACAGGAACATCAAATTCATTTCTATTAAATACTTCTGCTGGTTTGAATATTACTGGCCTTACTGGACCTACAGGAACCACAGTCCTAACTTACAATCCAACAACTGGCTTAGTAGGATATAATACATTAGCCGGACCTACGGGAGCCACGGGAGTTACGGGTCCTACGGGCGCTACAGGTTATACTGGATATACGGGTTACACTGGTTATACAGGTTATACAGGTTACACAGGTTACACTGGTTATACAGGTTATACAGGTTACACAGGACCTACAGGTTATACAGGTTATACAGGTTATACAGGAGTTACGGGACCTACAGGGCCAGGGTTAACGGGTCCTACAGGACCAGGTATTTCGTATGCAGGAACTTACGGGGCAGTTATGTTCTACGCAGGAGGAGTTACAGGTATTACCGGAAGTTCAATTATTTATAATCCATCTACGTCAGTCACTAAGTTTGCTGGAGACATTGACATGAACTTGAACAATATCAAAAACTTAGGAAGTGATGGATTTAGTATTAACGCAGGAACTCCGGCCTTTTCGTTCTCAGTAGCTCCTTCTTCTACAGTAACTTCTGGTGGATATACCTACTATTTGTGCACTTCATCTACTAGTTTAACTGTTAATTATGGGGTAACCGGAGTGCAATACTTCGCAGTTGGTGGAGGAGGTGGTGGAGGTGGTGGGGGTGGAGGTGGTGGAGGTGGTTTACAAACAAACGTGTCTGGAATTGCAGCTTTCCCTGGTTTACAATATAACGCAGGCTATCTAAGTGTAACTTCTGGTTCTTATACCATAACAATTGGCAACGGAGGAGCAGGTTCTACGTCTTCTTCACAATCAGGTTTTAATGGAACAAATACAGTTTGTAATATTACGTCGCCTTCTATTACTGCTGTAGGGGGTGGTGGAGGAGGCTGTAATGTTGGTACAGGCAATTCTTACGGACATACAGGTGGTTGCGGTGGAGGTGCTTCAGTTTACAACACTACTCCAGGTGGAACTGGCTATCAAGGAGGTAATGGTGGTAATACTCAAGGAGAATCATCATCACCTTATGGTGGTGGAGGTGGTGGTGGTATTGGAGCGAATGGTTTGAATCAACCTGGATCATCAGATCCTGCTTCAACGTATCATGCAGATGGTGGAGTAGGTATTCAATTTTTAGGAACGTATTACGGTGGTGGTGGAGGTGGTGGAAATTTTATAACCGGTTACGGTGGTGGTGGAGTTGGTGGTTTAGGTGGAGGTGGTAACGGAGGATCTAACTCAAACGGTACCAATGGAACAAATGGATTGGGTGGTGGTGGTGGTGCCGACGGTATATATCCTTCTGGAATTGCAGGTAATGGTGGTTCAGGTATTTTTATAATAGGTGTTCCTACTAACCAGTATACTACTAATTTACCGTATCAGTATGGTGCAGTATCTATAAACTCATCAAACAATTTACTTGTTTCTTCCACAAACCAACTTCAACTTAACAACTCTGGAGCCATTCAAACTTATTCGGGAGCCAATCCGGGGATACAAGTGACTGGAACAGATACATTTGGAGGAGCAGGATACTCTAATTTTCTGAGAGCCACAAACAATTATTCTGGAGCAACAAATCCAAACAAGACATTGCGTTTATCCAACGCAGGAAACCTTCAAATACTCAATAGCGGTTATTCTGGAACTCTTTTAGATGTCGCAGATTCTGGTCAAATAACGTCTTATACTCCTTCACTCGCCTTAAGTGGGTTCAACGCAGCTTCACCAACAATAGTGACTGCAGACGCTCTACAATTTCAGTTAAATCCTTCGTCTGGTAACGTGTACCCCCAAGTAAGAGGTAATAGTGCAACTCCAGTAATTAACTTTTCAGTATTCGCAAGTTTAAGTGGACAAACGTACGCTCTTGTATTTACAAACGGTGGAACGACTTTGAGTGCAAGTACTTGGACAAGCTTCTTTACTACAAATATGGGTTCAGGTGGAGACAGTGCAATAATCAACGTCCAAGATACAACCAACAGCAGAATATATCGTGTTACATTTTGTCTTGGAAGTGCATCAGGTAATGGTTCTGGAACTATATTTGTTGAACGACTTATCTAAAAATTAAACCTTTAAAGTAACAATGATATCATTGCCCTGGTTGTTCGTTGGAAGTTTAGTAGGAATGTTAATTGTCGCCGTGTTTTCGCCTCCTCCTCGAGACGAAGAAGCAACTCCTACTCCTGACAGCAAAAAAGCCTTCCACACCAAATCTGGATGCGTAAAGTTCAAGGCAGTAGAAGTTCCTTGCGACGGAACACAAACGTCCCTTAATTTACTCGCTTCTCAAAAGTAAGAGATGTTCGTTAGTCGTGTATTACATATCTTCAAGGACCAGAAAAACATTCCATTCTTCTCGTTCTTGATTGGTCTTGGCGTCATCATCATGCTTTTTCATAAACCTATTCCTATACGTAACGCCTTGTCTGTTCCCGTAGACAAGGTAGAAGGTCGAGTTGTTCGTCACGGAGACAAGTGTGTCAAATACGTTGCGGAAGATGCCGAATGCGAATTACCATCTTTTAAGTAAATGGCAGAAGGAGCAACTGATTTAAGCGATTTAATGGGAGCCGGACCCGTTCAAAATCCCAGCCTCCCTCAATCCACCACCTTTTCTCCTATCGTCACGGGAGGCACTGACCCTTTTTTGACGAATAAGATGACACCTACTTCCGAAGCAAACACTCCTGCAATGACCTTGCGCAGCGATTCACATACCTTCGCAGTCGTTCGTAATTCTGTAAGAAACTTAATGACTTATTTTGGTTTCTTTTTAGCCGCCATGATCATTTCCTTATCCACTCCTCGTTCTCTTATTTTGCAATACATTCCAAATACGTATACTGCCGGCGGTGTTCCTTCTTACATGGGCGCAGCTATCTTAGCTGGTGTAGCTGTAGCTATTGGGTACGTCGTAGGAACGCTGGGCGCGACATTGATTTAAGTTTTCGTATTTTGTGAATCAATAAAGTAATGGATTGGATAGCCATTCGTAGAAATTCTCGTGGATGGGACAACGATCCTCCTGCTAAAATACACACGAACATCCTTTTCGGGCCAGGACATTACTTGACCCCCGGATTCGTCCGTATGCATAACATTACTCACGTGGTGAATTGCGCTTTCAACAAAGACAGCCCATCATGGTTCAGGGAAAAACATCCAGATAATTATGCTTGTATTGAAGCCATAGACAGCACTGAATGCAATATATTAGAATGGTACCCCCAATTTGAAAAAGTTATGAATACATTTTTGAGATCAGACGCTTGCGGTAAAATATACGTCCACTGCCAATGCGGAATCAATCGCAGCGGATACTTGGCACTGCTCTTCATGTGCAAGAAGTTCGGGTACTCTTTTGAGACCGCTACGAACTCTATTTTGAGACAACGTCCATGTGCCCTAACAAATTCCGCATATAAGGCTCAAGTAAAATCACACTTAGAACACAATGGGCGACCTAGGGTTGAACTCCGTGTGGTCTGATATATCGAAGAAAGCTTCGAATGCAGAAACTGATGTTTTAGGACCTGCATACAGTTACGCAGACAACGTTCCAAGCACTTCAAAGTTAGGTGTAGGTTCAGACGGTAATTTTGGACAATTAGGTAGAAATTTAGGAGCTGTAGGAACTTACGTCAAGACTTTGATTAACGGTGATCCTCCTTTAGGAAACCGGTTCTTCGTGAATACAGGAGGAACATGCACGGCTCCTGACGGGTCAAAACAGCCAAGACATAACTACATTAACAATATGCCTGAAGGAGCTCATTTAGTTCCAAAAGGGATGGGCGACTTGACTTCGGATTTCAACGGGTTAGTTCCAGGAGTAGTAGGAGACATTGAAGGTTTGAATCCTTTATACATGATGTCGGCTTTGGCAGCAGACTCGTCACCTCCTTGCAAATGTTACCAATGCAATGTCACAACGGGAGGAAACTCGTTCTTTTTATCTCCAGATCTAAGTCCAGATTTCAGTACAGACGATTGCAGAGAAGTATCTATGTCCAACTGTCCCACCGTAAAACAAACTGAAAAATTCAGCGTTTTTTCAGAGGATGTTGCCGTCCCCGCTTTAATTGTAGGAATCGCGTTATGTTCCCTTTACTTGCTAAGAAAGCATTAACAGTAATTTAAGGATGAAAAAGTAAATTTAGTAATGGACAATATTTTTCGCATTAAGCGGACTCGCGAATCAGCATCGGCCTCAAAAAAGAACGATGTTGTTACAGGCACACTTGACTCGGTTCACCAGAACATTGTGGGAACCATCAAGGAAGAAACCTTGAATATTGAAGACTTGAAAACTCGTCTGAAAAACTTGGAATATGAATTAGACGATTTGGAAGTGAGTCAGGACATTGCAGATATACTTAAAGCTTCTAAAGTGAGAGACGAAATAAAGATTCTGAAAGACCGAATTGAAAAAGAGAATCCGTTAACTGATTACTATTTGAAAAATGCAGACATTATACTGAAATATTACGGCACAGGCGAAAAAGTCCAACCTACAGCTATGGTTCCTGCAGACCAGAACACGTTCGTTAAATACTTAACTCAGTCTACTTCCGAAACTTCTGCTCCTTCAAAGAAGAAACTGTTTGACGAATACGCATCAAGAATGAAACTGAATACAGGAGAATCGTCAGAAATAAAGAAAGCGGTAACTGAACATTGTGACCGATGTAATATTGCAAGGGAGGAAATCGGAGACGAAGGGATACTTGTGTGTCCAACGTGCGGATCAGAAGAGTATATGCTTGTAGTTTCTGATTTACCTAGTTTTCGCGATCCTCCAAAAGAAAGAAACAATTACGCTTATAAAAAGATCAACCACTTGAACGAAATTCTGAACCAGTTCCAAGCAAAGGAATCAACTATCATTCCCAATGAAGTGATGAACGAAGTGGTTCTGGAAATCAAGAAACGCAGAATCCAGAACGTTGCAGAACTCACGGAAAAAGATATGCGAGAAATTCTAAAAAAACTGAACCGATCAAAGTATTATGAGCACGCAACACACATCATTTCAAGACTGAACGGAAACCCTCCACCCACCATCACACCGGAAATAGAAGAAAAAATAAGGGCAATGTTCCAGGAAATTCAGGCACCTTTTCTTATTTACTGTCCTGACGACCGAACGAATTTCTTGTCGTATTCTTACATTCTGTATAAGTTCTTCGAGCTGTTGGAATTAGACGAGTATAAAGTTTACTTTCCACTCCTCAAGTCCAGAGACCGATTAATTGCACATGACCAAATATGGAAAAAGATCTGCGACTACCTGAAATGGGAATTCATTCAGAGCGTATGAACAGAAGGCGAACTGCAAAAAGGTATAAAAATTGATTGCCCGGCTTCACTAAAAAGTGAAATTAGTGATTTCGGTTTAAACATTTTATGCGTATATAATATAACGAAATGGTGAATTATGTTTGCGAGAATTGTAGTCGTGTTTTCAAGCAGAAGGGTCATCTTGAGACACATCAATCACGAAAGAAGCCTTGTGAAAAAAACACAACACTTGAGACTATTATAGAGGAAAAGGTTAAGGAAGCCTTATTGAAAACGAATAGTGTTGAGCCAAAAAATGAACAAGTAAATACACAACCGCTTGTACAAGAAATGGATTTTACCAATAAGAAAACATCTGAACTTATCGCTATATGCAGGGAGCGAAAAATTAAAGGATATAGTGGAAAGAAAAAAGAAGATATTATTAAACTTCTTCAATCTACTAATAAACCTTTACAAAATGAAATTATTACAACAACTTCCCCAATTTCTAAAGTAAATCTTCGCCAAGATATCATTTTAGGTGATACTATAAAAATACTACCAACTCTACAAGATAATTCCGCACAAATTATTATTGCCGATCCACCATATAATATTGGTAAGGATTTTGGGAATGATAGTGATAAACAACCTATGGATGAATATCTCAATTGGTGTGATATATGGATTAAGGAGTGCCTTCGTATTCTAAAACCGAATGGGACTATGTTCATATATGGGTTTAGTGAAATACTTGCTCTGATTTTATCAAGAGTTCCATATAAAATTAATAGGCGTTGGATTATCTGGCATTATACAAATAAGAATGTTGCTTCACTTAATTTCTGGCAAAGATCTCACGAAAGCATTTTAGTTCTTTGGAAAGATGATAAAGTATTTCATAAAGATGAAGTTCGTGAAGCATATACTGATGGATTTCTAAATGGAGCAGCAGGAAGGGAAAGAACTGCTACAGAGGGAAGGTTTCAAAATAAAAGTGGTAAGAAAACAACATATACCGCGCATCCAAATGGGGCTTTACCAAGAGATGTAATAAAAATCCCTACCCTCGCTGGTGGGGCTGGAATGAATGAGCGTGTAAATCACCCTACACAAAAGCCATTAACTTTGTGTGATAAACTTATTCGTTCCTGTAAGATGCCATCATCTGAAGGATATGTTTTAGTTCCATTTGCTGGTTCAGGTAGTGAATGCCTTGCTGCAAAAAAACTAAATCTTCCTTTTATTGGTATTGAACTAAATGAAGAATATGTTAAACTAATTAATGAGCGACTAAAAGATAAAGTAGATGAATAGTATTAGATACCCATTTCCCTTTCATATAATTTAATATAATTTAATTTTCGTCCCTTATTTACCTTACACGATGAAATAACAAACTTTTTTATTTCCTCTGTAATTACTATATCAATCCATAATTGCGAAGACATACTAAATGTAATTGACATACTTGAACCATTTATAATGTTTGTTTCCCATCCAGTAGTTGAGCCCTTATTTTTCCCTTGCTTTCCAATCTTTGGTATCCATTTATAAGAGGAAGGATTAAATTGCGGATAATCACTTGGGATAAGATACCAATCATATTGAAACTCCTTTTCTTTTTCATCACGAACTATGATTGAGTAGTATTTGAAGTTTTTTCTACTATTTATTTCTGCTATAATGCTTTCAATATTACCAGGTGTTTTATCAGAACAAACAGTAGTAAGTCTGTATGAACTTAATTTAAACGACTTATTATTGGATTCATATTGAGTAGATTTATTTGATAATGCACCAAGTGAGCACAATAAGTCGGCACCAGGTTTATGAGAACCATTACTTTGTGCTTCAATATTACATCCAGATGTGCTTAATACTTGAGCATTTATATCTTCCCAAGGCGTCTCCTTAATTGGGTCATCGTTAATAAGATGGTATCCCTTAACACATTTTATGTAGTTTTCAGAAAGTTTTTTACGAATTTCCTCCGAAATATTTGATGAATTATCGCACAACTTTTCTATATCTTTTGTATTATCATTTACATCAGTTTTAGCCTCAATCTTTGATTCTGAAACTGATGTTATAGCATTCTTGGTTGCAAAATCGCCACATAACTTATCCACATCTGGTTCGGAGGTCGCCATCTTTGATGTGCTATATTACTACCTTATTTAATCCGTTTTCCGGATTCAATTTTTTAAAAATATGCCGGTTTGAAATGTTCAGCGGTCTAATAGTATAATATCTCCTGCAGAAAACTCATGTACCTTGTTTTTATGTCCCAAATAGGTCTTTGGACTTTTCATCAACTCTTCACGAGTCTTTTTACTGAATAACGTTATACCGATCTTAGGATTCATATTTTCTTGCAATCCACGAATCCTGAATGCAGACGATCCGTTTTTATCTGCCAGAAACGAAGTGCCAAACTGCCTTGTGTGTGACCATCCATACAAGACCGAATACTGCTGCATGGGTTAATGCAACAGTTTGACGAGAACCTCCAGCTGGAATGCTGAGGAAAACACCAGGAGTTAAAACATAAAAGAGCGCAGCTGCGTATAAGGCCATCCACCACATTTTTGTATACTCTTTTACCAGAAAATTTACTATTTTAGGGGTTTACACATTTTTTTCTTCATCATAGGCATATCAATGACCACTATTTCTAGATGGGGATACCATCTTATAATAGATGCTGCACGATGTACGCCACAAACGATCCGCTGTCCTGTGAATATCAGAAAGTTTAACGACACTCTGATTAAGAGGATTGACATGGTCCCTTACGGGCAACCCCAAATAGTGATGTTTGGGACGGGTAACAAAAAAGGGTACACATTGATACAATTAATTGAAACATCAAATATTGCCGCACACTTTGTAGAAGAATCAAACGATATGTTTCTTGATGTATTTTCATGCAAAAAGTTCGAACCATACGCAGTAGAATGTTTAGTTAAAACATACTTCCAACCCAATAATATCAAAACCAGATACTTGGAACGTTTTGCCGAACCTAAAGACGAACCTGGATGGTAAAAAACGTTTCCGTTTATAATTTATTAGTAGCTTGGAGGACCATACTTGAACTCCAAGAACATTCTAACATAATCTATCCATTCTTCTTCAAACTTTGTCTGATTCCATAAACCATCAGGTATTGAATCTACCCATTCACGGAATTCTTTATTCAATTCACTCGTATTAATTGCGTATCTTACTTTCTCGTCTTTTATAAATTCACTGAGAACATCAAATGAGTCAAGTTCTTCACTGAAGCCGTCATCGTCCAAATCGTATCTTGGCGCCTTCTTTGGTTTTTCAGTTTCCTGAATTTCCAAGTATTTTCGCTTGTAAGCAAGGGCGAGAGCCAATGCTCTTTCAGAGATATGTTGATATACTTTTCTGCCTTCTAATTCATACATTTCAATAATAAGTTCTACTATGCTATTGAAATCGCTTTTCATTTCTGGTGTAATTGCGCTCATTTTTAACTGTTTATTGTTTTAATTATGTTCTATAAATTACATTTCTTAATAAAAAATAATTCCGTTTTTTAAATCAAAAATTTTTATTTTGTTTTTATAGTTTTTCTAATTTTTATTTTGTTTTTATAGTTTTTCTAATATACGCATCAACATTTTAAAATGTTTAGGCGATTCTTCCAACGTATCAAGTAGTTTATCACTAATTGATTTATTTCCATCAATATCATTAAGCCATCGCATATAACGTTCCCGTTGTTTATGTAATGGTTTAACTTGTTCAACTAATTCTATTTTTTTATTTTTTTCATTTTCTAATTTTATTCTGTATTCTAATTCATTCATTTTTTTCGATAATGTAATGTAAGGTTCTTGCTTCGTTTCATAAGATGCAGAGAGTCCTCGTAATAGTGTGTATAGTGCATATAATGTATTCCAGTAAGTTTTATCTTCTTGGGTAGTTGCAAATTTACGGTTATTTGAGACTTGTTCAAGTTGGTCGGAATAGAACTGAGTATCCTGTAATGTTTCCATTGGTTCAGGTTTAGGTTCTGGTTCTGGTTCACTAACTTGTTCGTAAGGCATTCGTTGTCCTGGAATGTGTTGTATTTCAAGACCAAATCCTGAACTACCTGCAATCTGCCAGAAGTCGTATTTAATTCCTGATTCGTCCATACTGCGTAACAGTGATCGACGAACCACGAAAGGAACATCTTCCAATTTGAATTCATTTTCATCGTCTGGATGACCATAATAACAAACTCCTTTATGGAAATTCATTATGTCGCTCAGCCATTTGATTGGAACAATGAATTCTTTCAAGCTTGAAAGATCTCGGTGTTCTAAAGGGCATCCTTTGTACTTTCCGAAACATGCGTCAAATTCTCCTGCGCCAGCTAGCATAGAAGGACATTGACATTTGCCTTGTTTACCGTTTGCAACCCACTGGTCATATTCAGTACATCTTTGTTCTGGATGTTTATCCGGACAATTTCTGTATCTACAATAATTTCCATCTCTGCACATAGTTACTACTGGTTCAATAACTTCTGGTTCATCAAAGTTTACTACTTTGACTTCCATAGGTTTGATTGGTTGAGCAACCATTGGTTGAACAACTTTTTGTTTTAGAATCATTCTTGCATCGAATTTTCTAATAGTTTCATTGCATTTAGCAAGGAATTTGGGATCTTTGCCTTCATATGCAAGATCACCCCAATCATATCCGTTCATTTGATTTGTTAATTCTCCTAATGTTTCGATTTTTACGACCATTTTGAGAAATTGATAAGTATAATTAGAGGGTAAGGTTTTACGCTGTAATTATAATTTGTTAAATTTAATAGTGTGTGTTGTGTGTGTTGTGTGTTGTGTGTGTTGTGTTGTAGGCTCTACATACTCTTATAAAAAAAGATTTCGTTTTTAGTATGCATCGGATTCGCCTGGACATGTTTCGTGTGGGTCAGTGGCAGACACACAGTCTCCGCTAGCACATTGACGGTATCCATCTGGACATTTAGGGTTCACTTTAGTGCTTGGATTATCAAAGTTTTCAAGAAGAGGTCTTACATACTTGTATGCCAAGTAATTGACTACTGCAAAAACGATACCGTGGATGATGGCTTTTTCTTTCAATGTTCCACCTGGAGGAATACTTAAGTGAACTCCGGGAAGAAGTAGTGCAAACAAGATTGCTTTCAAAAGGATATTTGTCCACATTTATATACTATTTAGAAACTTACGCGTGAGGAGGTTTGGCACCTTGACTAGCTGGATTATATGTAGCATGACCTACAGGAACGCACTCGGCCTTGTTGATTCCAGATGGATCTACTTTTGGTGCGAATCCGTTAGGACAAGTATCTCCAAAATTTGACATGGCTTCTACGTATCCCTTGATGTTGTGCCAGTAATAACGCATAACTAAGGTGGTGACAACGGCAAATAATAAGGCGTGAACGACCAAAATAGTTCCCTGGGAAGAACGTTTAGAAGGAAGGGTGACAAGGACACCGGGAACGAAGGCGGCAAATAAAATGACCGAGAGAATAGAACTGATTAAGTCCATTTATTATATTTACATAAGAGTTTTCCTGACCCACTTGCTGTCGGCCAAATATTTCTTGGATTTACCCTTGGAAGTGCGTTTAGTGTAAGTTCCAATGGCTTGGACTTTACGGAAAGTAGAAAGAGCTCCGTACTTCTTGGCTGCCTTGCGTAACGCAGTATGACGAGCAGTCTTGGATTTATCTGCAGAGTAACCTACGGCGACCAAAGGACCGTGTTTCAAGGGACCAATACCTGGACCGTGAAGAGATGCCCATTTTCCCGGGGCGCCAACATCGTGAATACGTGAAGAACGAACGCGGGATCCTTTGACGTGGATTCCGGATTTGCGAGTATAAGATTTTCTGCTGTATCCCTTGCGACGAATAGTGCGTCCTCCAGTTGCATTAGCTACAAGCTGTGTTAGTCCCGACATTTTATTTAATAACGTGGAAAAAGTGAGCTACAAACTCATTTTTTCAGTAACGAAAATGCATTCTTGAAATCATTAGCTGCTTTACGCAGATTTAATTCGGCATCGACGTGTTTTGATATAGCTTCTATCAACTCTTCAGTTGTGAACATTACTTCTTCATGAAACAAGTTTTCAAGTTCTTCCTTGCATATTTCTTCTTCATAAATAGCATCAGCTAAATTATCAGTGTATTTATATAACATTGATTCATCGTATATAAACGCATTCAATTCTTCTTGTGTGAATAATACAGTTTCAAAAGTCATTTTTTAGTATGTGTATGTTCTGATTGTTTGTTATATCAAAAGATTTCGTTTTTTAAAAAAGGCAAGGAAGGCAAGATTTTAATCCGGCTACAACTTGTTGTTCGACTTTTTGGAGTTCTGCAGTCACTAAATCTACAGTATGAACTACGTGAGGAAGAACGGCATCACACCATCCAAGTGCAATAGTCTTTTCAGAATCAGAAAGAGGTGACGAAGAAATAGCCTTTTTGACTTCAGAAACAATTAAAGCAGCTTTGGCTTCATCGGTAAGATGTGCCATGAGTTTGATTTGAGCGATAACCTTCAATGCGTATTGAAGGAGTTGTTTTGGGTCTTTCAAATCAACGCCGACAGGAGATACGGCCAATTCAACATCTTTTAAAGTCAAAGGAGCAGGAACTTCTGCTACTGGTTCTACTACAACTGGAGTTTCGACTACGGCTGGAGTTTCTACTACAGGTTCTGCGATGACAGGAGGGGATTCAACAGGAACATCGGACATTTTGTAATACGCACCGATTATTCTGTAAATACAAATGCGTGCGTTCATTCTGCCGTTTTTGTTCAGTTTAGTTTCAGGATCATGTTCAGATGGAAATGTATCACTATCTCCTCTGGGCACCCTACCTCCTTGCTATTTAGCGTCCGTGAGTTACCCTACGCCTAACGTCCAAGCCTTTGAAAGTTACTACTTCAATGCGTCTTCTACTGGTTCGTGGCTCGTAGGGTTCACGTTCCGCCAAGATCCAGGATACTGGACATTCAAAAATCCGAGCGTCACAGCTTCGGTTCCGTATGATCCAACACAACTCTTACAGAACGCCAACTTGTCTCAAGGAGGACCCGTTGTTGTGAACGGAGCAACTGCGAGTGTTCCTACAGGTTATCAATTGTGGTATCAATCAGGTCAAGCACCACAGGCAGCGGGAACCTGGTCTACAGGCCAATGGTACGACGGAGCTGTAGGAACATTTGACGGAATTTACCAGGGAATAACGGTAAACCAAAACACACTATACAAGTTATCGTTTTACTTATTAGGAACCCAAGCGTCTGATGGAAATGGTATTCAATTAGGCGTCTATGCTCTGCCTTGTGCCAACGTTTCAACTCCTCCTGCTTACTGCATACCTTCATCGTTCCTCGGTATATCCGTAAACGTTCCAGACTCAAGTTCCCAATCTCCGTCAATGACCGTTTCTCTATCCCCAAGTATTTCGAGTATTGCTTCGTCAAAAGCTACTTCCAGTGTATCGTTGACAACATGTTCGTCTACATCCACCACACAAACTCCAAGTTTGTCTCTGTATGCAACTCTTAGTTTAACAAGTTCAAACAGCCCTTCTTCGTCTGTATCAAGTTTATCTACCAGCAGTCTTACAACTTCTTCTACAAATTCAGGGAGTTTAAGTAACTCTTTAAGTTTTTCGTCTTCTAACTCCATTTCGTGCTCTTCTTCTTATAGCGGATCTTCCTCTATTTCAACCACAATCAGTTTTTCATCTTCAACGACATCCATTGGATCACCTTCTTCTGGTGCATCTTCTTCCATTCGTGCATCTGTTTCTGTAAGTAAATCCATCAGCCAGTCGCGGTCAGTTTCCGCATCCACAAGCATATCTTCCAATCCTTCCATTACTCCTAGTATAAGTTCTTTGTTAAAACAAATGGACAGCTTTTCTGCTACTTCCACGCCTATGTTTATCGTGACTGCGTATCCTACAACCAGTCCAACTGTAAGTTCTTCCGTTAACGCTACAGGTCTGGTCATTATTGAGAACAATAGTTCTATGGGTACAATAGTCGGATTAGCCGGTGCATCTGTTGGATTGATGGGCGCATTTTTCGGTGTATATTTGGCCCAGTTCTTACCTCAAGGAACTTTGTCAAGATTCATGCCTCAGAACTTACTTAACAGTTTCCGAAACGATCCTATCGGTTCTATCCGAAAATTAGTGAACATCGTCAAAGATCCAAAGAAGGCGATTACAGATGCGATTGCCAGTAATACTGGACTAACCTTAGATAATAATGCGGTGGTCACGCAAGATACTCCCCCAATTGAAACAAAAGTTGAATTGCCTCAAGTAGAAGATACTCCACCACAACAAACTTCTGTAGTTGAATCCATACCAAAAGTTATTACTGCATTAAAACCTGCGTTTGGTATTCGCCGTTGATCGCTTACGTTTCTTAGGAGAACAGTAAGGACAATCGCCTACATCCGGCGAACATTTTTCACACAACTTAATTTTAAGTTTACGCTGACGACGGGTCTTCATTCTGTTTCTTAGGGCAAGAAGAACATCCAGGTGTTGCGACCTTGATTTGAGACTGGATAGAGTATCCGTAAATAACTGCTAAAACAATTGCGCCAAGAACTGCCCACCACCACATTTATTAAAATGTAGCAAAATTGTGCTTACATATATCGCGCGAAGTAAGACAATGGGTATTCCTTTTTATTTTGCAAGTTTAATCAAGTCTCATCGTGGGATTGTGAACACAATCAAACGAGGAGCTCCGTTAGAAGTTGATGTTCTCGCTGTGGACTTTAATTGTTTGATTCACCGTTATCTCAAAGAAAATGATCCAATCAAATCAGTTTTGGATGCACTTGAATACTTGCTTGAAAACGTGTGCAAAGCAAAACATGTAATTATTGCGATGGACGGATTGGTTCCTTACGCAAAAATAGTTCAACAACGTTATCGTCGTATGCGTATTAAAACCGATGACGGATTTGACCGAAACATGATTTCTCCAGACACGCCTTACATGCGAGACCTTGAATCTGCTTTGGCTGCTAAGTTTCCTCTTTTCACATTAAGCAAAACTTCGTCTCCAGGCGAAGGAGAACATAAATTGATCACAGTTATTCAGAACATCCCTGAACCTCAACGTAAAAGCGTTTGTATATACGGACTGGACGCTGATTTGATCCTTATATGTTTACAACATCGTGAACTTTCGTCTCGTGGGAAAATGCACTTGTTAAGAGAAAGCGCAGAATTTGACGATCCTGCTTTGAAACATGCAGAATTTGCGACTTTGGATGTTTGGGCCTTGTCTGTTCAATTACCTTTGCCTATTGAACAGTATATGATGCTTTCTATCATGTGTTTCGGCAACGATTTCATGCCTAATTTAGGAATGTTCTCGCTGAGAGAAGACGGATATAATCGCGCACTTCATTTTTATACGGACGCGGGATGTCCTGATTTGACAACTGTAAAAGGACGTCATACATTTTTGATGTTCTGTGCATCCAAAGAAATGGAAGTTCTCAAAGAACGTATTGGACTAAGAAAGGTTCCTATTGAAAAAGGAGTGTTAGGAAAAGACCAATCTATGTTTTCAAAGAAGTACAATTTGCATGTTTTGGATGGAGTTCAAGACACGAAACCAGTAGTTGAAGCGTACTGGAAAACGTTCCATTGGACTGAATACTATTTCAAAAACAGTATCCCGATAAACTGGAACTGGGTATATCCTTACTCTGATGCTCCTCTAGTTTCAGATATCGTGAAATACACTGAAACCAAGGCAGATAAAGGGAAATTGAATTTCACAATCGCTGATCAATTGCATTTCATTATGCCAAGCTCGGCACTCAAGAAAATGAGACGCAAAGTGAAATACGAAGACGAGTTTCATAATGAAGAAGACAGACATCCGTGGTTGAAAAGGCACGGATGGGAAATGAAACCTCGAATTTCTTTGCCTTGGAATCCTATCGATTCCCTAACGAAAGTTTCCCCCCTTTCAATCTGAAACCTACACTTATTGGTGCACCGGAAGGGTTCAGTCCAGGCAAGGGGTTCCCGCGAGGACCTTTTGTAGATTCAATAGGCGTAACGATATCAGATTCAGGAAAAAACACTTGTTGAGATCCGTCTCTTAAGTTCCAATATTCTGCATTTATTTTCATCATTTCACGAACTGTTCTGGTCATCATAAACGATTCTGGACTGACTTCGCGTGTCCAATTTCCTAAAAGATACTGCAAATACTTTTCGCGATACGTTCTTGCGTTTGTCATTTTTGTGTTGTTACTGATGGTTGTTAAACAATCGGCAACTGTTGGAATAACAGGTTTATCTAATCTTCTATTCACGCTATTATGCACGCGAACTACAAACAAGAAAAATTTGTACCTGCTACTTGACCAATCAGGATGTCTTGCTTTATAAGACTCGAACATTATCGCAAAATGAGTTTTGCAGTGTGGACATGATATTGTATCTGCAAAAAAGCTCATAAATCTGTTGAGAATTTCTTTATCTTCTTTTGCAGGAGTGTCTGGGTAATTAAGACTTATACTGTGCAAAGTCATCCAAGCTAACGGACCCCAAACGTTCGTCATTATTTACTCTGAGGAAATGAATCCCGCCAACATTGCGCCACTCAGCATTTCGCGCTTTACACGAGGAGGAGTTGTTTCATTTTTCAATAATCCGTGTTTTTTCACAAGATCATCTACTTGCTTGTCTGTCATTTTTCTGACCTTACGTTTGATCGTCTTTCTGCGTTGGTTTTCACCTTTGTCCGTAAACAACCGAATCGTATGTCTACGCATGAACTTTTTTAATGGAGGAGGTTTGGCAGGGTCAGAAACAGGTTTAAGTTTGAGTGTCTTTTTCAAAACGCCTTTAGGAAAAGTTCTCATGGATTTTCGTTTACGTGCAGCACCAATAATACTTCCTAAAGGCTTGAACAAGGAAGGTTTTGCTGGTTCTGGTTCTTTTGTTTCAGGTGGTTTTGCAACAGAATCGTCAACTTTCGTAATTGTGATTTTGTCCGACATCGTCTCTCTTATTAAAAACGAATAAATAGATTTAGGGCGAACACACTTTAAACAAAATACCATGGAGTGGGAAGCAATTTCAACATATTTTAAAAACGGCGTAGAAAAGTTGGTAGAACATCAAATTGAGTCTTTTGAAGACTTTATTCGTAACAAGATTCCCTTGATTGTGTGCTCTACTGCTCCTATAGTAGTATGGCACGAACAAGATGAAACTACGAAGAAGTACAAGTACGAATTCCGCTTATCGTTTGAAAACATAACGTATACGAAACCACGTATCCAAGAAGCTACAGGACGTATTAAACCAATGTTTCCTCAAGATGCACGAACACGTAACTTTACGTATGCGGCCCAGATGTTTTCTGATATTCGGTTTACTGCAAGAACTTACAAGGCTCCAACATTCGTTGAAATGGAAGAAGAAGTGAAAGTGTTTGAAGGTGTATCTTTAGGCAAGGTTCCAGTTATGCTTGGTTCATCGTTATGTATTATGAAAGATTACCCTTTATCAAAAGAAGAAATCGGCGAATGTCCTTATGATCCATTTGGTTACTTTCTTATCCACGGATCTGAACGAACTATTTTGAGCCAAGAGAAGGTCGCAGACAATCAGATAATGCTTTTCTATAACAAGAAAACAGCTTCAAAGTACACTTATTCCGCAGAAATGAAATCCTTACATGAATCGTTCACAACTCCTCCCAAGAAATTAGAAGTTCGT